CCCGCCGTCGGATGACCGCCGAAGAGCGAAAAAATACGCCGCCCAATCTGGGCGACGCGGATACCGTGTTTGCGGATGGGAATACGACGAGCTATAGCATCGATGAGAACTTCGGAAAGAACGTGGATGACTGGGTGAGAAATACGCCGACGGACATGCTGAGCACTTCTCCAGGCTATTTCCGCGTTGGAACAACTTCCGAGGCGCTGCAAAGCATCGGCGCGAGAACGGATAACATCTACATGCGGAAGAGTAAAATCGGGACGATCTTTGAAGATCATCCAGAAGTGAATGTTGATGTCATCAAAAAGGTTCCGAGTATCCTTGAAAACCCGGTACTGATTATGAAGTCTCTTACCCGACCGGACAGCATCGTACTGCTGAGCGAGGAGAAGGCAAAAAACGGCAACAGCCTAATGGTGGCGCTGGAGCTCACACCCAAGCCGGGCGGAAGAACGGAAGCTGAATTTTCCCTTGTGACGAGCGCCTACGGAAGAGCGGATGAAAATCTGCGGAATCTTATCAATAACTCCGAACTGCTGTACCTTGACACAAACAAAAATAGAGCCAATACATGGTTGATGCAGCTCAGGGTACAATTCCCGTCACGCCAACCACCGTATGGCTCTATCGGCAATATAGCATATGCCGAAGACGGTGTCAAGATTACAGGGAAAAAATTAAGCGAGCTCGGAGGAGTGATTCAGAAGGCTTCTTCCGGCAAAGCGAGCGTAGAGGTGGAAAACCGGAAAACCGAAGTAAGTGAAGAGGATGCACGGCGGGAACGGCTGCGCAAATTGCAGGAGGCAGACCGACGGGAGACGGAGAGAATCCGGGCGCGGGAAAATCTCGGAGCGGGACAGCGGTTCGTACCGAACAAAAGCTCCGGCGAGGTATACCGGGATCTTATGGGCGAAGGAAAATCCGAGGTAAAGGTGCAGATGACCGGATTCCTCAAGGGAACGCCGAAGGATTCCACCTTCAAGGTCGAGGTGAAGCAAACGCCGATCGGCAAATACTACGAGGCCACGATCTTCCACGACGGACACAAGGCAGACACACTTGTCCGGGCGCTGAAGGAGACGGCGGCAAGAGATGCGGCGGAGGAAGTTATCACGATGGCCAACAAGAATTTCTCGGAGGAGAACTACCAGCGCGCCAAGAAATTCGAAGCCGAGAAAACCGCGGACGAGGATGCGAGGATCGCCGAGCTGTTCGGAGATCCCGAACAGCCCGACAACGCGGAGACGTCCCGGGAGAGCAGCGACGCCGCGGAGACGGAAAACGCGGCGGCAAAAGAGACGATCGCCGCCACGACGGAAAAGGTCACGTCCGAGGTCATAAAGGCCGAGCGGAATTACCGCGAGGAAATCGAGAAAGTCACAAGCGGGGCCATGCGGATGTTTGTCAATGCCGGGGATACGGTGCGCCGGATCGCCAAGGCTACGGGAAGCAAAAGTCTTGAGGGATACTACTTCAATGCCGGGGCGTACTCCCAGCGGGCGGGAAACTGGATCGCCAAGGGCGGCGCGCGTACCGACATCGACGGCCACAGGATCGGCGCGAGCCTTGCGGATACCCTTGCCCCGATGCGGAAGAATGAGACAAAGTACCGCGACTTCCAGCTCTATCTTCTGCACATGCACAACGTGGACCGCATGAAGTACGACAACAGCGCCGAACTGGAGCGGATCAAGGAAAATCTCCGCTGGGTAAAAGAAAAATACCCGCAGCTCAAGGAACTGTCAAAGGAAGAGCTGCGCCGGATCGCAAACAGCGACAGCGATTCACCGGTCGTACGCCAGGCGGCGCACGAGATCTATCTCGCGGCGCACAACGGCGAGGCGCCGAGCCTTACGTCCGTAGCGGAGGGCGCGGCCTACGCGCTGGAGCTGGAACGGCAGCGGGCCATTGTGGAAAAGCAGGGGTTGAAGCCGGTATTCGGGTACGACGTGACGGCGGACGATTCCCGGACGGCGGCGCAGCTTCTCGAAGCGAAGAACCCGGAGTTCAAGGAGTGGGCGAAAGAGGTCTACAAGTACTCGGACGATCTCATCCGCTACCGCGTGGAGGCGGGGCTCATCACGCGGGAGTTTGCCGACGCGCTGAAAAAGCGGTATCCGCACTACATCCCCACATTCCGCGAGGAAGGGACGAGCAGCAAGAAAGCCCGAAGCGCCCGGCGGAACGGCGGGATCGTCGTATCGAACGCCATCGGACGGGCCGTCGGCAGCGACGGCGTGCTTCTGCCGCTGCACACGGCGCTCTCCCGCAAGACGGTATCCACGATGCGGAACGCCGGTCTTAACCAGTTCGGCCTTGCGCTGGTGCGCGAGTATGACGGCAACAAGAAAGCGACGGAGAAGTACATCTGGGACGTTGCCGAGAGCGAGTACACGCCGACGGAGGCCGCGCTTGAGAGCGACGAGGACTACAAGCCGGTATTCCAGAATGTTTTCTCGGTGAAGGAGAACGGCAAAGCCTACGACATCACGATGGACGAGGGGCTCACCGCGGCGATGAAGGCCTTTGAGCCGGACAAGTTCGCAAACTACGGCGCGGCAAAGGCAATGAAGAAGCTGAACGATGTATTCAAAGCAATGAATACTGCATGGTCTCCGTGGTTTCTCATCAAAAACGCCGTGCGGGACTTCCAGGACGCCGGATTCTATTCCACGGACATGAAAACGTGGCTGAAAATGTTCCCGCAGGCAAAGAGACAGATCCGGAAGAACGGAGAGATCTGGCAGCAGTACAAGGCGCTGGGAGGTTCTTATTCCTCCATGCTGGACTACACGACCGGCATGGTGAAGGAACCGAAAAACAAACTGGGGAAATTGTGGGCAAGGTTCGAGCTTTTGCAGCAGCAGGTGGAAGCGGCTCCGCGTCTTGCGGAGTTTATGACCATCCTCGCCAACAGCGGCGGGAGCAAGGACGGCAAGTTCACACAGAACGATCTCATGGAGGCGATGCTCGGTGCGGCGGACATCACGACGAACTTTGCCCGCGGCGGCAGCGTTACCAAGATGCTCAACCGGTATCTCGTGCCGTTCCTCAACCCCTCCGTGCAGGGCTTTGACAAATTCATCCGAAACGCCACGGGGGTCCGCAGTGTACAGGCCGCCGGAAAGCTGATACTGAGCGCAGCGCTCTGGGGCATCCTGCCGCAGATACTCAACGAACTGATGTGGTGGGACGATGACGAGTGGGACGATATCCCGGCCAATACGAAGTCAAACTACTACCTCATCAAACTCCCGGAGAAGTTTTTCGGCAGTGGGTACTGGGTCAAGATCCCGAAGGGCCGCGCCGCTGCGGTGCTGGGAACGCTCGCGGTATACGGGAAGGAGAAGATCGAGGGCGAAGATGTGAAATTCTCCGACGTGTTCGAGGTCATCAAGAGCAACATCGCGCCCACGGATATCTTCAACCAGAACATCGCCACGGCGTTCACGCAGACAAAGCTCTTCAATCCCGACAACCCCGGCACGACGTGGTACGGCGGGAACATCGAGAGCGACCGTCTGCAAAACTACCGTCCGGGAGATCGGTACGACGAGAAAACGGACGAGCTCTCCAAGCTGATCGGAAAAACGTTCAACCTGTCGCCGAAGAAGATCAACTATCTTCTCGACCAGTACACCGGCATTTTCGGCGACATCCTGCTGCCGCTGATGACACCGGCAACAAACGCGGCAAGCAAGCTGCTGTCGGCGCCCATGGCGGCGTTCACCATCGACACGACGAGCACCAACAAGACCACCGGCGAGTACTACGACCTTCTGGATGATCTCAAGTACGACGCGAACGACGGCGACGTCGGAGCGGGCATCACGCGGAAATACGTCTCCCGTGCCGGCGACGAGGTGAACGACTATTACGCGCAGATCCGCGCTCTTCAGAACGACAAGAACCTTTCCGACGGCGAAAAGAACCGGCTCGTCCGCGCGCTGAAGAAGCAGCTCATCGAGCGGCAGAAGGAGATCATCGCGAAAGCCGAGCCGTACCGCGAGGCGGTGGACAAATACCTCAAGGCGCACCCGGAGCTTGCGACCGACAACGACGCGGCCATCGCCGAGTATGCCGAACTCTACGACATCACCGAGGACCAGGCGGAGAGCCGCATGGACGCCATCGTATACCGCGAATGTAACCGCGAGGTGTTCGGCGCGGAGTATGCACTGCGCACCTACAACGCGGACGTGTACGACAAAGCCCGCACCGCGTATGCAAAAGGCGTTTCCTATGAGACCTACTACGACTACTACTTTGCCACGAAGGAGATGCATGCCGACAAGGACGAGAACGGCAAGAGCATTTCCGGCTCCAAGAAGGCGAAGGTCGTGGAGTACATCAACAGTCTCGACATTCCCGCCGAGCAGAAGGACGCTCTTTACGTTGCCGCCGGATACACCGAGAAGAGCGCACGGTATCAGAAGTGGAACGGCGGCTCGGGCGGCTCCGGAAGCCGCCGCGGGAGCAGCGGGAAGACGACGCTCAAGGCCCCGACGCCGAAGGCCGGGAAGATCGTCATTCCGGAGGCTTCCGCGAAGACGGGGAGCGCGGGAAAGTCGAGCGGGAATGCGCTTGCGCCGTCTTCCAAAACGGCGAAGACGAGCGGAAACGTGATCGCAGACTTCACGCAGAAGTCGAGCGGGACGGACATCCGCAAGGCTGTGACGCAGGCCAAGAAAAGGGCGATCAAAGCGGGAAACCGGACGCTGTATGTCGAGGAAGGAAGCCCGATCGATTACTTCCTGAAGTACGGGAAATTGCCGAGTGTGAAGTAAGAAACGAAAACAGGACAGGGGTCATTCCCTGTCCTGTTTGTCGCGCTCGATGGTCTCGTTGATCGCCCGGTTGATAAAGCCGTTCACGCTCTCCCCGCGGCTCTCTGCGTGGGATTTGATGGTTTCCTTTGCGCCTTTGGGGACGGTGAGATTGATTCGATCATAATTCGAGGCCATGTATTTATTTACTGCCTTCTGCTGCGCCTTGGTTGTTGCCATGCATACACCACCTTTCGGAGAGATTATACCACGTGCCTATATCTGCGTATATATACGAAATAGACATATCTGCGCAGATAGATTATAATGATACTCGTAAGGCAGGGGCGAAAGCCCCTTCGGAAAGGAAGTGAGGAAATGTCAGAAATGACAACCGCAGAGCTCAATCAGTTTCTCGAAAACATTGCGAAGCTGATTGAGGCCACGGCGAAGAGCCCTGAGGCCGCCGCCGAGATCGTCCGCGACAGCAAGGTCAAGGCATAAAGAAAGAGCAGCGGCCACATTTCCAAGCACCGCTGCTCAAGCCCAAAACAAGGCGAGCCGGGAGCCTTACCCCGACCGCCTTGATTATATATCCGGTAAGGCAATAAATCAAGGAGGTTTTTACATGCCCAAGAAGAAAGACACGATTCAGCTTTCTGCGCACCGGCGTGAGCCATCTGGGAATATAAGCACGAGAAGCTCATGGAGCGGGACGCGGAGATCCGCGTGAAGCTCGGACTCTATGACGGGAGATAAAAAACAGAGCCGCATGTAGCGGCTCTGTTTTTTGCGATTTTACTAACGCTTTTACTGACAAAGTGTCAAATTCATTGATAAATCAGCGCATTTTATATGTTATAAGTGGGTTCGATTCCCATTATCCGCTCCACGAGAAAACCCCTTGAAATGCTCAAAAAATGAGTAATTTCAAGGGGTTTTCGGCGTTTTTCGGTACTATTATTCTGTGCCGGTCGGCGGGGTCGATGTACGTTTTTGAGCGTTTTTAGACCCTTTTTTACTAACGGATTTACTAACGGAATAGAACCGCCGCATTTTTTTCGCGGCTTTGGACAAATCTTTTTCGGAAAGCCGGAGATAAAAATCGTGGACGGTTTTCCAATCGCTCCAGCCGCCGTGCCGCATGGTCTCTTCTTCCGACCATCCGAGATGATAGGCGAGGGAAGCAAAGCTGCGGCGCAGACCATGCAGGCCGACCTCCGGCAAACCGTTTGCGGCACAGATCCGGTTGATCTGCCGACGCACGCCGTCGCCGAGCGGGCATATATCGCCGTCGTGGTCTTTGAGAATTTCCAAAAGCCGGGGTATCACGATGGGAACGACGCGCTGCGAGCGGGCACTCTTGTTCTCGTCCCGGCGTATCCATTCGGCAGAGGATGTATAGACCGTGGCGCCGGAGACGGAAATCGTTTCGGCTTTGGGGTCGATATCCTCCGGACGGAGCGCGAAGATCTCCGAGCGGCGGAGAGAGTGCAGCGCAAGGAGCGCAGGAAGCTCGACGGGCGTGTCGCGGATCGCGTCAACGAAGGTTAGTATCTGCGCATAGTCCAGCCACGGAGTATCGGCCTTTGGGACGACGCCGAGATCCACGGGGTCAAACGGTATCTTCTGCTCCTTGTAGGCGGCGGCAACAAAGCCGAGCTCATTCTTCAGGGTTTTCTTTGCAACGCGCTGCGACTCTGCCGCAACGGCGCGCGGCCAGTTTATAGAGCGGATATCCTTATCCATACAGCCGGGAAAAGCGCTGTTTCGGATGCATTGGTAACTTCGCCTGGTGGACGGCGAAAGCATGGGGCGGTCTTCCAGATACTTATCGAGAAGAATGCCGAGCGTGAGCCGGGGGAGCGCGCTCTCTGCTTCCAGAAACCCGGCGCGGATGGCGAGGGCTTTGGTGCGGCACGCCTCTTCCGTCGGCTCGGTGACGTTCACGCCCTCGCGGCGGAGCTGCACCGTCCAGCTGCCGGAGGGGAGCTGCCGGGGAGCGGGGATCTTGAGCTTCTTTTCCTTCTCCCGGAGCTGTTTCTTTCCGCACCAGTTGCAATACAAAGAATTTTCCGGGATCTCGCGGGAACAGTTGCAGCACTTCATTCCTTTTCTCCTTTGCGCTGCCGGTGGCGGCGGCAGACGCGGACGACGACGAGGACGACCATCAGCGCGGCGATCGCGGCGCAGAACATCGAGAACACCGCGGCGAAGTTCCACTCGCCGCGGAAGAAGCCGACTTCCGTGCAGCGAAGATCCATGGTGACGCACCAGACGACCAGAACGAGGAAGAACGCACCGAGCATCAGAATGACCGTGCGGAGATATTCGATGTCCCGGACGGACGCTTCGTACCGCGCCTTCCAGTGGGCGGCGTCCTGCCGGGCAAGCTCCGACTCCGCGCGATCGCTCGGGGAGAGAATGCCGAACGTCTCATCCAGCGAGACGTGCAGCTCCCGGGAGATGCGCACGACCGTATCAAAGCTGGGGTTCGTGGATTTTGAAGAAAAGGCATATTCCACGGTGCTCGGCGACAGATCGGCGGCTTCGGCGATGTCCGGGAAGGTGCGTGTGCCCTTGGCCTCTCTCCAGCGGTTTTTCAGCGCGTCCATTTCGTTCATGTTCTCCGTCCTTTCGTTATTTTCGGGTTGAACCGGGATATATTCGTGTCGAAAAAACTGAACTCCGGCTCGACCGTAAAGCGTTCGGTTTCGGAATTTGCCGGGAACTGCTACGATACAGGCACAGCAGGACGAGCGGGACGCCCCGCGGCAGACGCCCGGGGCGAGCCTGCGGCACGGCCCCCCCGGGCGTTCGCCTACACTATAGCACCGTTTCCCGCCCTGCGGCGCAGAAAATATACAAGTTTGTCGGAATATACAAGAGAATGACCAAATATACAACAAAATGACAAGGGAGGAAGAAATGGACGAGCGGGAAAAGATCATCGCGGAGATCACGGAGCTGCTGAAGGATGCGGACGAGGAGGCGCTGCGGTTTATCCGGAGCTTTCTGAAAGCGGCGTAGAAAGAAGAAAGGACCCGTCGGAAACTCCGACGGGTTCTCTCTGTCAGTCGAACAAATCGCTGTGCGTACCGGTACGGGTGAGGCAGAGCGTCAGCTCACCGTGGGATATCTCGTAGATCAGAAGCCAGTCCGGTGTGATGTGACACTCGCGGCAGCCGATATAGTCGCCGGAGAGCGCGTGGTCGCGGTGCTTTTCCGGAAGGGGCTTTTCCTCGGCGAGAAGCTGCACGACGTTTTCCAAAAGGCGGACGTCGTAGCCGCGGCGGACGATGCGCTTATAATCCCGGCGGAAAGCTGCCTGGTACTTAATCGTCAGCATTGAGCGCCTCCATCAGATCCGCGACGGAGTGGAACGGGCCGCTCATGCCGATGCCGGCCTCGGCGTCCTCGATCGCCTTTCTCGTCTCGGCGTTCGGGATCTCCGCGCCGATCTCAAAGGGGATGCGGTATTCGCGGACAGCCTTTTTCGCAAAGACGGTGACGGCGGCGGTGACGGAAAGCCCCATGTCGGCACAGAACGCCTCGAACTGCTTCTTGAGTTCGCTGTCCATACGGATATTCATAACTGCGGTTGCCATATTATCAACTCCTTTGATGTTTGTATATACATTGTATTACAAAATATGCACAATGTCAACATGAAAAAGAGAGCGGGGATCATTCCCTGCTCTCTTTTTCGTCTGCGATGGAATTATAGATGTTCTCAAGGATCTGCCATTCGGGGGAATTGGGCTCGAAGCGCAGGAGCGACGTGATGAGGCGGGAGCGGAAGGATTCCGGCCGGTCGGCCAGGAGCTTTCGGACAAGCTCGCCGAGCTCCTCGGCGCGGGGCTTTATCTCGAACATCTCCCCTTCGCCATCGCGCAGCCAGGCTTCCCGCACATGGAACTCGCGGCAGATCAGCGAGACCGCCGCGTCGGACGGGACTGAGTGACCTAAATCCCAATTTGATACGGCGCCGCGCGTGATTTTAAGACGATCGGCGAACTCCTGCTGCGTGAGGCCGAGAGCTTTGCGCAGCTCTTTTGTTCTGGGTTCTGCGGACATAGGCAGCACCTCCTTTCGAGGACACTATAGCAGACAAAAAGCAAAAGCGCAAGAGAAAAATGCTTAAAAAATGCAAAAAGGGGATTGACAAATGCATTAAACAAGCATATGATTGCATCAAGAAAGCAAAGCAATGCAACGGAAAGGAGGGGGGTGAGGAAATGCGAAAAGACAAACTCAACCCGGAAGCAATTCCGATAGAGGTAGATTCGGATGTTCTTGCGCGTACTGAGCGCATGCTTCAACTTCAGCAGCCGAGTACAGATCCGCGAGGGAGAATTGCGGACGAAGATTACGAAGCACCTCAAGAACCTTAAAGTTGACAAGGGTTTCGTCGGGGATGTCCCAGATAAGATGGCAAAGCTCCTCGGCAAGAGAAGTGAGAAGCTGATTTGCTCCGAGGCGGCACAGCCGGGAAAGCGGATAAAAGATGATCCGCATACAGACGGCCTGCTCCGGTTCGTTCAGGGCAATCGTGAAGGAATCTGAATTGGAAAAGATGCAGGTGATCGGCGTATCGCCGAAGAGGCGGTTTTCTTTTTCCAACTGATCGGCGACAGCTACGAGAACCAGCGACAAAGCGAGGTTGATCTCCTGCGGAATCTGCGCATCGGAGCAAAAGACGATCCGACCGCGAAGCCGGGGGTCGAGAACCGGAGCGGGAGACGGAACGAAATTTACCAGATAAGACATGAGCGAACCTCCTTTTTTCTGAGTAAGACCAATCCAGAAACGGCGGGAGGATGGCAAAACAAAGCAATGCAACGCAGAAAGGAGGGGGTGAGCGGGTGGAAGAGGAGCTGGAGGAGCTGGAAGAGAGTGTGGACGCGATGAGAAAAGAGCTGATCCGGCTGCGCTGGAAAGCGGAAGCGCTTGAAACGGCGGTCGCCGTGCTATTCGGGATCGCGGGGGCGCTTCTCGTGGCTGCGGTGAAGATGCTGCTGTGTTAACCGCGGAAAAGCGAGACGAAGAAACGGAAAATCTCCATATGGTGCTCAACGATAAGGGCGGAAGCGACGCCGGAGACAAAGCAATGCAACGCAAGCGGTGCGATGAAAAATGCCGCGGAAAAGGGAGACCGGGGTGCGGCCTCCCTCCGGGAATCAGGCGACCTTCGAGACAAGGAAAGAAAACTCGTCTTCGGTCACGCCAAGAATTGAAAGAGCCTTCCGGCGAACGGAACGGCTCATTCTCTCGGTCCCGCGGTACAAACGGCAAAGCGTCTGAAAGGAGACACCGAGACGGCGTGCAAAGACGGCGTTGTCCTGCTTGTTCAGGAAGAACAGCACGAGACCCTCTTTTTCCGGGTGCGGCAATGTACCACCACCTTTCATCTCCGAGATGGAGATACAAAGCAGCACACAGCCGCGGCATTTTTCATCGTACCGCAGGAGCGGGAAAAACACAAGCGACAGGAGGTGAGGACATGAGCGAAAAGGAGAAGGCGCTGGCCGAGAAGGTGTGCGCGCTGCCGCCGGAGCTGCAGGAGAAGTTCGTGCAGCAGATCGACGGCGCGGCTCTGGCCGTGGAGTATATGCAGAGCAAGAAAAAGGACGAGAAGGAGGCGGGGTAAATGCCGAGGGTACGGCTGTGCGTTCCGGCGGAGCAGAGGAAGATCGAGGCGGATCTCACGGAGCACTGCACGGACGGCGCGAGGTACGCCGACATGGCGCAGATCGGGCGGTATCTCGGGATAGAGAACCGGAGGATCGTCGCGGAGTTTCTGGACGGGCTGCCGTGCTTCCAGCGCGGCACAAAGAAGAAGTGGCGCGTGGACGATCTGGCGGCGAGAATTCTGGAAGCGACGAAATAGGGGGGGACCCTCTCCGTCACGGCTGCGCCGCGCCACCTCTCCCGGAGGGAGAGACAAGAATTTTGAAAGGACGAAGAACGATGAAAGGTATTTGTTTTCTGTGCGGGAATTATGAACAGCTCGAAGAGCACCACATTTTCGGCGGAGCCCGGCGGCCTATTTCCACAAAGTACGGCCTGACCGTCCGCCTCTGCCCGTGGTGCCACCGGATCGACGCGGACAGCGCGCACCGCTCCGGCGAGACGGCGGAGCTTCTGCACCGCTACGGCCAGCACAAGGCGATGACCGAGCAGAGGTGGAGCAAGGAAGAGTTCGTCGCGCACTTCGGGAAGAACTATCTCGATGAGGCGGAGATCTGGGGGATCGAGCACCCGGACGACGGCTGGGACAACGAGAGCGCCTTTCATCTGATCGAGGAAGGGGCGGTGCTGCCGTTTTGAAGGACGAGTACATATGTTACCGGACAAAGTGCCGGTACCACGCCGGGCGCGTGGACGGGAACGTGCCGAGCTGCAACTACTTCTTTATCACCGGCGAGACAAAGACGAGCCGGGGCGAGGCCGACATCACCCGGAAATGCGGGCTGTACCGCACGGGGAAGACCGAAACAAGGCGGTCGCAGCCGATCGTCGTATCGGCAAAGAGACCGCCGGACAGGATGCCGAAGGCCCGGATGAGCACGGCCGGCAGGAAGAAGTACGACTGGGCGCAGTTCCGGGCGCTATGGGAAGAGGGCAAGCGGGACACGGAGATCGCGCGGGAGATCGGCTGCAATGCGGACACCGTGCGGCGGTGGCGGCGCCGGGCGGGGCTGGCGCCGAACGCGTTCCGGTATGTCATCGATCCGGAGGAGCTGAAGAAATGCTGGGCCGAGGGGCTGAACGATCCGCAGATCGCGGAGAGGCTCGGCGCGTCGAGGCCGTCGGTGTACAAGGCGCGAAAGAAGCTGGAGCTGCCGCCAAATGCTCCGCCGCGGAGGAAAGCGCCATGAAGACGTGCAGGGGATGCCCGCACATCGCGCTGGACCAGTGGCCGCAGGGGAAGCAGGCGGTGCGGTGCTTCTGCCGTGAGAACGGCGACAAGTTCGGGCGGGTGATTCATGTTGTTCGGGAGGGGAATCCGTATCCGGACAGTGTGAGGACGCCGGAGTGGTGCAAAAAGAAAGGAAAGATTCGATGATACCGAAAGAGACGAAGTGCAAATACTGCGGGCGGCCGGTGCTGTTCGTGCCGGGGCCGCGGGGGACGCTGTGCGTGGAAGCGTCGCTGACGCCGTACCGCTTCCGCCGGGCCGAAGAGGGCGAGCGCGACATGGTGACGCTCTACACCAACAGCGGCACGCCGCTGCCGGTCGTAGAGTGCGAGGAGGACGAGATGCGCGGGGCGGCGCACAGGTTCCATTTCTGCCCCAACAAAAAGAGAGAGAGGAAAACGAAATGAGCAGGAGCAAGGCAATGTTTGTCACGGCGATGATCATGGCGCTGATGAGCGCGGTGATCTTCTTCATCTGGCTGAACGGAAAGGGGTTCGGGATCATCGAGGCGCTGTTTGCGCTTTACGGCTACATCTCCTTCGCGGCGGACATCTGCCGCTGGATGCGGCTGCCGGACGCGGCGCTGCTCCGGAGAGGAGGGCGGCACGGATGAAGCCCTGCCCGTTCTGCGGCGCAGAGGCGCGCCGCTCCATTGCCCCGGCGAAGGGGCATCCGATGGGGACATACATCGCGACGATCCGCTGCGTTGCCTGCGGCGCGGAGATGCACACGCTGTACCCGGCGCCGCCGGGGATGAAAGATCCGCAGCGGCAGGCAAGGCTCGAGATCGAGCGGCGGTGGAACAGGAGGGCGAAGGATGCGTGAGCGGGTCATGTGGGCTTGCGGGGCGTGCGCCGCTATGGCGGCGCTGCTCGCGGTGCTGGGGCATATCTTTTAGCCGAAACGGGCGGAAAGCCCGTCGCATGGGGATGGCCGCCCATGCCTGAAGATGGCAGGCCGGAGAAAGGACGGATGTGTATGCCGGTCATGGAAAAGATCGAGCGGCAGCAGGCGAAGGAAAAGGGGCGCACCGCCGCGTGGATGGTGGGCGAGCAGCTCAAGGACATGGCACGGCGGGAGCCGGAGAGCGCGGAGCTGCTCGACAGGGATCTTGATATCCCGGAGATGAGCATTCAGCAGGCCGAGAAGAAGATCAAGGCATACGCGGACGCGCATAAGACCGGGAACTTTGCGTGCGTGACGGGCGCGGAGACCGAGCGGATTTTGCGGGAGTTTTACGGGCTGGCGGCGCGGGCGGAGCAGAGCCCCGCCCCTGCGGGCGGCGTTGAGGGCAATGCCGAGATCATCGATCTGGGGGCGTTTTTATGACTCTCTCGGAAACGCCGCCGGAAGGGCTGCTCGACTGGGTAAAGGCGCAACGGCTTAACTGGCGGGATTATTTCATCTACCGCGCCGGACGGCAGACGGATCCCCTGACGGGGCTGCGGCACAAATGCGCGGACGCCGTATGCTCGGCGTGCGGGGAGACGGTGAAGATGCCATATGTGCCGGGCGGCGGCTGCGGCCACGCGGGGTACAGCGCGCCGTTCGGCTTTCGCCACCCGGTGAGCGGGGATGCACTTATAAGCGGCGACAGGCTCGCCTGCCCGATGTGCGGCGAGGCGGTGGAGGCGCGGCATGTGTCAAACGCGCGGCGTCTCGAACGCTGCGTCTGGCCGATGACGGCGGAGGCGCGGGGCGGGAAGCTGCTGCTCTATCTCTGGCGGGTGTGCCGGGACGTGGAGAAGAGCGGGCGCGTCACATGGCGCGTTGACCCGTGGGAGGTATACGCCTTCGGCGGGACGAGCGCCGCGCGCTGGCGGCACTGGCGGAAATTCACGACCGCGACCTACATTATCCCCGGCTGGCAGGAGCGGAAACGCTTCGGCGACACGATGTTCGACGTGGATCTTGTGTACTGCCCGGAGGGGCTGGCCAACGTCTACGCGCAGACGGAGTGCGCCGACTGCAAGCTGGAGACCTACATGGACATAGAGACGGAATACCGCTTCCCGGTCACATGGATGAAGCTATGGCAGCGGCACCGCACCGCCGAGGCGCTGATGGCGCCGAACGCGAAGAAGCTCGCGGCGGCGCTCATCGCCGAGGGGAAGCGCTCTCCGGCGTATAACAAAAACTGGTCGGAAAGGACCGACGTACTGCACGGCGCGGACTGGAAAAAGCGAAAGCCGCACGAGATGCTGCGGCTGACGAAGGAAGAGCTTGCCTGCTTCAACGGCGCGGAGGACGCGCCGAAGCGTCTGAAGGCGCTGCTGCTCGCGCGGAAATACGGCGTGGCCTGCCGTCTCGGCGAGGAGGTCACGAAGGTAACGGAGAGCCAACAGGAGGACTTTTTGAAGCGCGGCGTGCTGCCGGCAAAGGCGGAGAGGTATCTTGACAGGCAGGCGGCGCGGTATAAGAGCCGGCTGTGGCCGGGGTATCTGCTGGACTACTGGAATATGGCCGAGAAGCTCGGCGAGGATCTCGGCGACCGGGACGCGATGTGGCCGCAGAATCTCCGGCGGGCGCACGACCGGATGCAGGAGCGGCAGAAGGCAAAGGCCGCCGCGGAGCGGCGGGAGCGTTTTCAACAGCGGTATGAGCGCATGAAGAAGTATGCGTTCGAGGACGGCGGCATCTTCATCCGCCCGTGCGCGACGGAGGAAGAACTCGTCGCCGAGGGCAAGGCGCTGCACCACTGCGTCGCCTCCTACGCCGAGCGGCACGCGCGGGGCGGGCTCACGATCTTCTTCATCCGGCGGAAGGACAAGCCGGATGAGCCGTGGTTCACACTCAACTTCAACGAGAAGCAGCTCTCGGTGACGGAGAACCGGGGCATGCGCAACTGTGCGCGCACCGAAGAGGTGCGGAACTTTGAAAATACATGGCTGGAGTGGGTACGCTCCGGCCGGAAACGGAGGACAAGCGCAGCGTGAATGACATTATCAAGACCGAGGACATGACGCCGGAGCAGCTCGGCGGCGAGATCCGGCTGCTGACGCGGCAGGCGCGGCAGATGGTGCTGGAATACGGCATCCAGATCGGGTACCGGCTACAGCTTGCGAAGGACAAGGTAGGCGAGGACTTCGCCGGATGGGTGGAGCGCGAAACGGAGATCAGCAAGTCGAGCGCGTACCGCTTCATCAAGCTCTACAACGAGTACGGGGCCGCGCAGGGGTCGCTTCTGGGCGTGGAGAACATTTTCCCAACGTTGGGAAAAATCAGTGTTTCCAATGCTTTGCGGCTTTTGGCCGTGCCGGAGGAGGAACGCGAGGAGTTTGCCCGCGAGGTGGACGCCGAGCACATTTCGGCCCGCGATCTCGAAGAGGCGATCCGCGAGCGGGACGAGGCGCGAAAGAGTCTGGAGACGGCGGACAGGGAGCTCGGGGCGGCGCAGAAGGCGCTGCGGGACGCCGAGGCCGAGCTTGCCGAGACGAAGGACGCGCTCGAGGATCAGCGCGTGAAGCGCGAGGACGCCGAGGACGCGGCGCAGAAGATGGAGGCGATGCTGCGCGAGACGGAGAACCGCCCGGTGGAGGTCGCCATCGACGAGACGGCGGTGCAGAGGGCCGTAGAGGAGGCGAAGGCCGCCGCCGCGGAGGAAAAGAAAAAGGCCGTGGCCGAGCTGGAAAAGCGGCTGAAAGCCGCGGAGAGCGCCGCGAGGGACGCCGGAAAGAGCGCGGGCGCGGCGGCGGAAAAGGCCAGAGCCGAGGCCGAAGAGCTGCGAAAACGGCTCGCAGCCGCGCAGAGCGGGGCGAACGAGGTGATATTGCTCGTGAAGCTCGCGCAGGAGAACTTCAATCTGGCAGTGGAAAAGCTGCATGTGATGAAGAGCACGGACGGCGAGACGGCGGGAAAGCTGCTCGCGGGGACGAGGAAGATTTTGGAAACGCTGATCGGGAGGTGCGGATAATACGCGCCGGAGGAATAAAAGGACAGAAAAAGCCCGCCGGGAGACCGGCGGGCGAAGGCGTATTCAAGAACGGCGGTAGGTATCAAAGTCCACGTCCACGAGCGTGACGATCTCGCCGGGTTCGTGCTCCGGGGACAGCGACGCGGGAGCGGGAACGGCGCGGCCGGAATCTTCCTCACAGATACCCCAGAGGCCGATGGCCTCGCGCGCCATGTCGATACATTCGGGGACGGTATCGCCCTCGGTATTGATATCCAGACCGGGGACACGGACGGCGTAGCCGCCGGACGGATCGGGCGTGAGGACAATGGGATAAACGGCTTTACCGGATTTGGCCAGCCGGACGGCGGGCATATACACGTCGATCAGGGCGCTGCGCTCGTTTGCGTCCATATGCAGAGATTCCAGGGACGACGGCGTGGGGATCTTCTCTCCGTCCTCTTCCATGCCGAAAAGCACGCAGCCGAGGAGCTCCCTGGCAGAGCGGAAAGCGTCGTCCTGCGTTTCGCCGCTGGTGGCAACGTCGAGATCCGGGAACACCACGGCGATCTCCTGCCCCGGCTCATAGGTGAACACGGCAGGGAAACAATAGCGGTCTTGCTGTTTCATTGCGAACTCCTTATTGGCGCGGCGGATGGCCATACTCGCGTTCCATGGCGGAGCGGGTGACGACCCATTGCTTGCCGAACTTCTGGACATCGACGCCGACGGTGAGCTTCCGGTATTCCACGGCCTTGCGCAGGGCGCTTTCGCTGAGACCCCATAAACCGGTGGCGTCGGCGAACGAGAGCAGACCGGAGAACGGGCTTTCGGCGGCGACGCCGTGCTCCCACAGCTCCTCGGCGGAAATGTCGATCTCGTCCGACCATGAAACGCCGTAGCCGCCGGGATCGACGGCGGCGGACGCCCAGAGCGCGGGAGATTCCCGCAGCGGGACATACACCTCCATGCGGTCGAAGAGCGGGCGGAAGTCGTAGGACTTCACGGAGCCGTCCGAGAAATTGGCGAGGAGCCTATAGTCCGGAAGCGGCGTGACGGATTTGAGTTTATGAAACATGAGATACCTCCTTTCCGGAAAGCTCCTGCCTCATTCGAGAGGCGGGAGCACGCGGAACGACTGCGTTTTCCACATGGTGAGAAGCTCCTGCTGGTACGCGGAAGCCCATTCGAGGACGAGGGCGCGGGCTTTCGTGGGAAGGTCACATTCTTTGAACGTGAGCGTGTTGAGATCAAGGACGCCGTTCTTCTCTCCATAAAGAATGTGGACGTGCGGGGGATTGTGCTCTCCGTCGAGAAGATACATTTTCACGATGATCCCATAAAATCGGGCGACTACCGGCATGATAATGCCTCCTTTCGTTTGTGACTACATTATATCACGATACCGTGATATAAGCAAGAGGAAATTTCCGGTTTGATTTCTGCTGCCGGGGACGGCGGCGGAAATGAGGGCGGAAACAATCCCTCAGTCAGCCTGCGGCTGACAGCTCCCTTCGCACAAGGGAGCCTTTACACCTTATATAATTCGCGTGCGCGTGCGCGAATTTTTGCGGACTTGTTAAAAGGATAACTTAACGACCGAGGAGGAAAAAGGAGTGCTTGCGCTGATGGAGTACAAGATCATAGCGGGACCGGTGGAGGAGATCCGCCGCGCGATGATGCCGACCAACCGGGAGGATCGCCGCGTCCGGCGGGGAACGAGAGCTAAGAAGTCCAGCATCAGGAAAATTCTCCGGAATGAGATCAACGCCGTAAAGAGCCTTGCCCGAACGCTCAACTGCAATTTTGTCTGCGGGGATCTGTGGCTCACGCTCACCTTCCCGGAGGAAGAAATATCCTGGGAGACCGCTCAAACGGTGTTCGGCCGGTTTATGCGAAAACTCCGCGCGTCGTATCGGAAGGTGCACGGAAAGAATCTCATCTACGTGTACGCGGAGGGAAGAAAAAGCGGAGAGCTGGATGCCCGCCCGCATTATCACATCGTCCTCCCGGCGATGGACTATGAGCTGATCTGTGCGCTCTGGCCGAAGGAAGCTGTCAGCTACCGGCGTCTGGACGGGCGCGGAGACTATACGGGCATTGCACGGTACATGATCTCCAACGCCAGGGGCGAGGAGGGAAAGAAGAAATACCATCCCTCGCGCGGGCTGGAGAAACCGATATACACCGAGCCGGTGCCGGTGTATGCCCACAGTAAGATCAAGCTGCCGAAGGACGCTTCCATCCGCGAGCAGACCGAGACGCGGGACGAGGAGAGCGGATTCTATAGCGCCTATGTCCGCTACGTCCGCAAGGAGAAGGAAAGAAAAGGCAACGGCGCGCGCGTCTCTGCGCGTTCAGATAAAACAAATGTCGGCGGGGCCTCCGCGAAGACGGAGGTGATGCGGCGTTGAAATTCCGGCCGATGAAGGGCTGCGGGGCGGTCTGGCAGCAGCGCATTGTCCATGCGTTTCTGGAGGCGTACCGCAATTTGCCGCCGGCGGAGCAGGACGAGATCCGGAAAACGATAGAGACCACAGCGAAAGGGCGGGCCGAGGGGCGTGCCCTCATCGCCGTTCTGCTGAAAAACAAATCGCCGGAGACGGCGAGCCGCGAGACGAGCGTGCCGGTGGGCAGGATCTACGAGCTGCGCCGGGATTTTTATGCGGCGTATTGGCCGATGTGAGGAGGGAAAGTAATGGCAAAAGACATTACACCGCAGCAGCGGAAATTCGTACAGGAATATCTCAAATCCGGGAACGCCACCGCCGCCGCTATCGCCGCGGGGTACAGCGCGAGGAGCGCCGCGTCGCGCGCGTCGAAGCTGCTGGAGACGCCGGGCGTGATCGAATACCGGCGCTCGCTCGAGAAGAAGCTCTTCGACGAGATGGGCATCTCCAAGGAGTGGATCGGCACGCGGCTCGTGGAGATCGTGAAAGCATGCATGGAGAAGGTCCCGGCCTACCGCTGGAACCCGGAGACGCGCCGGGACGAGAGAAACGGCGAGAAGCTGCTCGACGCCAACAGCGCCATCCGCGCGCTGCACGAGCTCAACGAGCACATGAACTTCGCGGACGGCGAGCAGAGCGCCGCCGAGAGCATCGAGGACTGGCTCGCAAGGCAGGAGGGATCGAAGCTGTGAACCCGTGCATCGCCAGGGACTACATCGAGAACTGCCTGAAGATCAAGACGAAGAGCGGGACGGTCGTGCCGTTCCGGCTGAACGACGCGCAGCGAAAGCTCTACGCCGTGGCGAAGCGCCAGCAGGACGCGGGGAAACCCGTGCGGCTCATCATCCTCAAGGCCCGGCAGCTCGGCTTTTCCACACTGACCGAGGGTCTCATCTTCCACGCCTGCGCGACGCGGAAGAACACGAACGCCCTCATCGTTGCGCACCGCGAGGACGCGACGGCGAACCTCTTCCGGATGAGCAAGCTCTTCTACGACGAGCTGCCCGCGCCGGTGAAGCCGATGATGCGATCCTCCAACGCGCAGGAGCTGGTGTTTGAGAACCCGTCCAAGCTCCGCAGCGAGCGGGAGGCAAGGCCGGGGCTGCGCTCCCGGATCCGCTGCGCCACGGCGGGCGGGCGCGGCATCGGACGATCCGACACGCTGCAATGCGTGCATCTTTCGGAGTACGCCTTCTGGCCGGACGGCGCGGACGGGAAAGCCTCCACGCTTGCCGGCATCTTGCAGGCCGTGCCGAGTCTGCCGGGCACGATGGTCGTCATCGAGAGCACGGCAAACGGCTTCGAGGACTTCAAGGAGCGATGGGACGCCGCCGTGGCCGGGGAGAATGACTTTGAGCCGGTATTCTTCGCATGGTTTGAAAACCCGGATTACTCTATGCCCGTTGTATCGGGGACGGAATGGACGCCGGAGGAGCGGGATCTGCGGGACGCATATCACCTGACGGACGAGCAGCTCCAATGGCGGCGCTGGTGCATTGCGAACAACTGCGGCGGGAGTCTGGACATGTTCCGGCAGGAGTATCCGGCAAGCCCGGGCGAAGCGTTCCTGCACAGCGGCACGGGCGTATTCGACAACGAGCAGATCGTCCTGCGGCTGGAGCGGCTGCCCGAACCGGTCGGGCGCGGCGAGTTTGCAAACGGCGAGTGGACGGAGAGCGAGACCGGCGCGATCACGCTCTACGAGCTGCCGGAGGAGGGCGTTCCGTATGTGCTCGGCGGCGACACGGCGGGCGAAGGCTCGGACTACTTCACGGCCGTTGTTATCAACAACGTCACGGGCAGGATCGCGGCGAAGCTGCGGCAGAAGTACAGCGAGCCGGAATATGTCCGGCAGATCTACGCGCTCGGGAGATTCTACAACGACGCGCTCGTCGCCATCGAGACGAACTTTTCCACCTACCCGGCGATGAAGCTCCAGGAGATGGAGTATCCGAACCAGTACAGCCGCGAGCGGGAGGACACGTACACGCGGCAGATGAAGAAGAGCTTCGGCTTCCGCACCGACCGGCAATCGCGCCCGCGCGCCATTGCGAATCTCGTGGAGGTATTCTCCTCGCACCCGGAATGGTTCACCGACCGGGAGCTGCTCGAAGAGATGCTGACGTTCTGCTACAACGAGGATCACCGGCCGGAGGCGCTCGCCGGGAAGCACGACGACCTTGTGATGGGCGCGGCGATCACCTACGCGGTGCGGCACCAGCAGCGGATGACGGTGCTCACCGAGCCGGAGAAGCCGAGAGAAAAGCTCATCGACCAGATGAAGCGGCAGAAGCGGACGCGGAGAGTGTATTGAGAAACAGGACAGGGAAAAACCTGTCCTGTTTTTGCGTTTGTGTATTGACATATGTATCCACATAATATATAATGACTTATGTGGATACGAAAGAGAGGTGATACAATGTCTCCACGAACAGGCAGACCCACCGACAACCCGAAGCAGCTTAGCACCCGCGTTAGACTGTCGCAGGAGGATGTAGACCGCTTGGAGTACTGCGCGGAGAAAACCGGGCAGAGCAAGGCCGACATTATCCGGCAGGGTATCAAGTCGGTGTACGACCGTCTGAAACAGGAAGAATAAAAAATCCCCCCGTGTTGGCTATCTTGGCGGACTGACAACACAGGGAGACCCATTACCGACCTTTTGCAAGGAGGGCGTAAATAATATTACTATGCCCTCTTTCAAAGGTCAAGGACAATTTGAAGGAGGTTTTTCTATGCCCAAAAGCACAAACCCGGTAAAAGTCATCCGTGAGAAATGCCTTGACTGCTGCTGCGGCAGCATGAAGCAGGTAGAGCTATGCCCCTGTGAGAGCAACTGCCCACTGTGGCCGTTCCGCTTCGGGAAGAATCCTTTCCGGAAAAAGGCCAAACGGACGGAAGAACAGAAGGCGCGGATCGCAGCTTCGATGTTGAGAAAAAACAGCGCTATAAACGAGGCGGAGACGAGCGAGACGGTCGGGTAAGGTAAATATATTCCCTGACCGCGAAAATCAAAAAATCCTCGCTGTGATAGAGAAAAAATACGAAAGACGCGAAACGGGAGGCTGTGATGCGTTCCGTTTCGCGGGAGAAAGGAACAGAGAGTATGAATAACGATACAGAGACGAAAATCGAGGAGATCGTGCGGATGCTGCGCCGGATGGATATACGGGCGCTGCGGCGGGTGTATTTCTTCCTGTTGGGAATGATTTGAAAGGAGTCTGGGGCATGAAAAGCAATACGGCAACCATCGAGCGGGAAAAGACCATCGAGGAGATCATCGGACTGTTGGCCGACACGGACGACGAGGCGCTGCGGTTCATACGGAGCTTCTTAAAGGCGGCATGAGAGTAACGCAAACAGGATTATAATCACGGGTAATATTTCACAGAAATTTTTCGACCGGAGCGGGAAACCGCTCCGGTTTTGCTGTTTTCGGGGCTGAAACCGCCTGTTGTACCAATGGGTTTGACGATTCGTGAAAAATCAACAAAAAAGTCGCCGAGCACGGACAGATATTTCGGGTTAACCTTTCATCAGCAAGCAAAAATACATCGCGGCCGCGGCAGTACAGCGGCAGAAAGGAACCCCGCATGGATATCGAGAACATGGAAGTCGAAACTCCGGAAGAGGGCACGGAGGGCGGCGTCGTGACCGCAGAGGAGACCGGAGCTGAAGCGGAGGGATCCGCAGGCGAAAAGAAGCAGGAGGCCGCCGAACCTGCCAGACAGAGCCGGGAGGAAAACGCCAGATACCAGGCGGCGCGCAAGGCCGGAGAGGCGGCGGGCTTCAAGAAGGCAGCGGAACGCTACGGCGCGGCGGTGGCCAAGCTGGGGCTGAGCGATCCGGACGGCGGCGGGGCGATCGACTCGCTGGATGTGCTGGAATCCTATGCCGACAAGACCCGCGCGGCGCGGCTCAAAAAGGCCGCGGCGGAGAGCGGACGCACCGTGGAGGATCTGGAAGAGGAAGAGGACGCCAAAGAGGTCGTCCGACGCCAGAAGCGCGAGCGGGCAGAGAAAGAGAAGGCCGAGGCCGAGGCGAAGCGCCGGAGCGACTGGGTAGCCCAGGACGCCGCGGCATTCCTCCGGGAGCACCCGGACGTGGACCTCCGCAAGCTCGACGCGAACGACAAATTCCGCCGCTTCTGCGGCAGCCGCTACGGGAAGGAGCCTTTGGGCGACCTGTACGACGACTGGAAGGAGCTTGTCGGAGAGGACGCCGCCGCAAAGGCGGTGGAAAAGTCTGCCGCAAAGGCCGAACGCTCCACGGGAGCGGGCGGAGGCGGCGTATCGGATGGGCTGACGGCCGCCCAGCAGCGGGAGCTTGACGAATGGAACCGCAGCTACCCGCAGATGAAAATGACCGCCAAAGAATTTCTGAAACGATGAAAGGAGAACATCATGCATCCTGTACAGAATGCGGACGGCGGCAGCGTATTGCAGACCGCCCGCAACTACCCCATTGACGCGGCGACCGTGATCGACGCGGGCGCCGTGGTGAAGCTTTCCGCCGGCAAGGTCGTTCTGGCCGCCGCTGCGGAGACCGGCGGTATCCTCGGCATTGCCGCGGAGTTCCACTCCGGCAAGGAGGACGCGCTCAACCTGCGCGCGAACGGCAAGGAGATCCTTGTCTGCGACAACCCGACGCTCATCTTCGAGTGCCCGGCGCCGACGATCAAGGCCGCCTCCGGCAGCGCCGCGACCATTGTACCGGCGGAAGGCGATGTGGACGCCGCCGCCGCGGACGACGCTTTCAACAACGCGATCCTCGTCCTGAAGGAGAAGGCAGCGAACAGCACGAACACCGACGCGCTCGGCACGCAGATCGTCGTGACCGACTACACCAAGACCGGCACGGTGATGACGAAAGCGAGCGGCGGCACGCCGTCCGCGGGCGACGTGTACGAAGTCTACCCCGTGATCGGCGCCGCGATCGGCGGCGTTGCGAGTCTCGGCGACAAGCGCCTCGGCATCACGCTCAAGACCGTCGGCGCGACGAAGATCCGCTGCATCGGCCACGACTACGAGCGCGGCACCATTAAGCTCATGGCGATCGGCCATGCGCTGACCTAAGGAGGGAAAGAAAATGCCTAACAATTTCGGAAACTGGAAGACCGACAACTACAAGTTTGTCGGCAAGGCGTTCGACTTTGCGTATGCCGACCGTCTCAATAAGCTCTCGCCCGTCGTGGGCGAGGTGAACGCCAAGAGCATCGACTATGAGCTGACCGGCTCCGGCGGCTACGGAGAGGCGATGGTCTATGACGGAAACAACCTGAACACCGCCGAGCTGCACCGCGGCTTTAAGACTGTGATCACGCCGGTGGAGTACACGCTTTCCGTCCCTGTCGGCTACAAGCAGGCGAAGATCGACAAGATGGGCGAAACGAAGAAAGTCGGCACGAAGCTCGGCGACAGCATGGCGATCACGGTGTATCTGCATGTGCTGCGCATGTTCGCCAACGCCTGGAACACCGACGGCCGTCACAACGGCGGCGACGGCGTGAGCTGGGCCAACGCCGCGCACCCTGTCGCCTCGCGCGGATCGCAGGGCCGCCGCTTTGAGGTAGACGCGGATGCGGGTACGTACTCCAACGTCTCCACGGACGCGTTCTCGGTCTCCGCTATTACGGCGGCGCAGGCGCGCGCCAACCGTTTCGTGACGCCGGACGGCATGCCGTTCCTGTGCGATCTCGACACGGTGCTCATCGCGCCGGAACTGGAGGAAAAGGCGAAGAAGATGTTCGGAGAGAACTCCCGTCTGACGCCCATGCTGAACCCGGACGACAACACGAATGCCGCGAACCCCGTGTACGGCATGCGCTACATCGTCATGGGCGGCGGCGCGGACGGCTTCACGGGCAAACAGTGGGCGGTGTGCGACCGCCGACTGATGAAGGAGATCGTGAACATCGTCTACAACACGCGCCCGACCGTCATGCAGCAGGAGCAGGACAACCCGCTGATCGATCTTTACACCGCGTATGCCGACTTCGGCGTGGGCTGGGGCGACGCGCGGCAGATCATTTTCGGCGATCCGGGCTGATTTCGACGGAAACCCGCTTCGCTGGGCTTTCCGTCGATGGGGATGCGGCCTGCTGCAGCGCACTCGCTGCGCTCGCACGTTTGCAGGCCGAGAAGAGTTTTCTCCGACGCACATGTCGCCGGAGAAAACGATTTAAAATCCTTTTGCGCCTGCGGGCGCAAACTCTGCGAGGCAGGAGAAAGGAAACGAATATGATGAAAATTGACCGCGTGCTCGCCGTTGCGGCGGGCACGAAGGAGACGAAGGTGGACTGCCACTGTCAGACCGCCGTTGTTTCCAACAACAGCGCGAACGTCGTGTACATCGCGCCGTATGACCCGAACAAGGCGCTGACCGCCGCGGCGGGCTTCCCCGTTCCGGCCAACACGGTGCTGCAGGTGCCGTTCGCCGCCGGAGAGCTGGCGGTCGTCGCTTCGGCGGCATCCACGGACGTGCGGTTCCTGCTGCTGGACTGAAAGGAGAACGGTATGGACAACTTCTGGAAAGCGATCATCACGGCCGCTGCGGCGGCGCTGATGGCGTATCTCCGCCAGCTCGTTATCCCGGTGGCGGTACTGATCGCGGTGATGATCTGCGATTACGTCACGGGAATGACGGCGGCGTGGATGAACAAGGAGCTTTCAAGCCGCAAAGGGATCCAGGGCGTGATCAAGAAGGTTTTCTATCTGATGATCGTGGCCGTGGGCATGGGCATTGATTATCTCATCACGATGCTCGGCGGCAAGCTCGGCGTACAGCTGGATGTGAATTTCATTGTGGGTCTGCTGGTGATCGTGTGGCTCATTATCAACGAACTTATCTCCATTCTGGAGAACAGCGGGAAGATCGGCGTGCCTATGCCGGGATTTCTGATGAAGCTGCTCGACCGTCTGAAACAGACCGCCGAAAAGAAGGCGGAGATGGAAGCCCCGCCGGACAACTGACATTTGGGAAGGAAACAGGGCGGGGCGACTCGCCCTGTTTCCGCAAGGAGGAATCAACATGACGCTCGGAGAAGCGAAAAACAAGGTATACATGCTCCTCGACGAGCACAGCGCGGGCGGCGAGATCGAGCACGACGAGGACATCGAGAAGAAGATGACCGCGTTCTTCGACATGGCGCAGAAGACGCTTGCGCAGATCAAGAAGATCGTTCGGGAGGAGACGATCCGGCCGGTATCCGGCGTGACGGCCTACGACATGCCGGACGACTTCTACGCGCTCTACCGCGTGTGGGCGGACGGCCGCCCGGCGACGAACCGCTTCCGCTGGCGGAGCGGGCAGATCATCATCCCGGAGGGCAGCGCTTCAGAGGTGATCGTCGAGTACTACGCGCAGCCGCGGACCATCGGCGCGGACGCGGCGGACGATTATGAATTCGAGATCGCCGAGGACGCCTGCGAGTGCATGCCGTACTATGTAGCGGCGCAGCAGCTCCTCCCGGATCTCGTGATGGACTACGGCGCGATGCTCCAGATGTACAACTACCAGGCGAGTCTGCTCAAAACGACGCAGCCGGGCGAGAACCGGCGCATCGCGCAGAGCCTGTTCCGGGGGTGAGCCATGGCGAAGAAAACCGGAGTCAGCATCCGGCAGCGCGTATACAAGACGTTCCGCGGCGCGGACTTTTCCACAGACCCGTCGCTCGTGGACTATTCCCGAAGTCCGCTGTGCACGAACATCGTGGCGGACGGCGGCGGAATGCCGCAGAAGCGGCTCGGCTGGCGGACACTGTGGAAGAAGGACAAGCCGGTATACGGCCTGTTCGCCGGAAAGTTCAACGGCGCGGAGAAAAAACTCGCCCACATCGGAACGGTGCTCTACGCCTGGGACGATGAGACGGCGCCGGCGCAGATCCTCACGGGGCTGCCGGAGAGACGCTCACACGCCGCGTATCTGGCCGGGAAGCTCTGGATAGTAACGGGGGGCGGATTCTACGTATACGACGGCACAGCGGCGCACAGAGCCTCACAGAACGCCTACGTCCCTACGACCGTTATCACGCGCATGCCGTCCGGCGGCGGGCAGAGCTACGAGAACGTAAACATGCTCACGCCGTACCGGAAGAACGCCTTCCAGACGGACGGCACAACAAAGGAATTTCAGCTCGACGGGGATATCGACGCGACCGGCACAGTCAAAGTCTGGGTGTTCGGAGAGGAGACGACGGCGTTCACGCTCGACCGCGAGAAGGGCATCGTCAAGATGACCACGGCCCCGGCAAAGCCGCTGGCCGGTTCGGAGGACGGACTGGTCGTGCAGTTTCCGCACACGGTGGAGGGCTACACCGACCGCATCGACAAGTGCACGATCATCACGACCTACGGCATCGGAACGAACGACCGCGCGGTGCTCTCCGGAAATTCAGACCTACCGAACGTGGACTGGACGAGCGGGATGAACGATCCGACGTACTTCCCGGACCTTTTGTACAACGAGGTCGGGAGCGAAGCAACGGCGATCCTCGGGTACTGCCGGCTGGGAAAGTCACTCGGCATCGTGAAGGAGGACAACGGGCAGGACAGCACGATCTATCTCCGCACGGCGGAATTGCAGGACAGCGAGATCGCGCAGCCGCAGCAGCAGGCCGTGGCGGGCGTCGGATCCATCGCGCCGGGGAGCTTTGCCTCCCTGCTGGACGACCCTCTCTTCCTATCGCGTACCGGGGTGATGGCCGTGGCCACAAACTCGTATACGAGCGAGAAGATCACGCAGGGGCGCAGCTTCTACGTAAACAACCTTCTCAACGACGAGCCGGAGCGGGAAAAGGCCGAGGCGGTGATCTGGAACGGCATGTACATGCTTGCCTTCCCGAACGGCCACGTTTACGCGCTGGACGGGCGGCAGAACAAGAGCTACCGGAGCGCAGCGCTCGGCGACTACGTGTACGAAGGCTACTACTTTGAGAACATCCCGGCGTCCTGCTGGATGAACCGACGAGCGGGCGCGGAAGAATCGCTGTATTTCGGCACGGCGGACGGGCGGATCTGCAAATTCAACACGGACGTCGAGGCCATGAGCCGCTACAGCGACGACGGCGCGGCCATATCCGCGGTATGGGCGACGAAGTATGACGATGACGGCACGCCCGCCATTCTCAAAACGCTGCTCAAGCGCGGCTGCTGCGTGACGATCAAGCCGTATGCGCGCTCGAGCGCCGAGGTATACATCCGTGCCGACCGCACCGGCGGCCACGAAAAGAAGGTCGCCGGAAAGCCGATGGACATTCTGGACTTTTCCGACATCGATTTTGAGCGGATCACGTTCAACACGGACGAGAGCCCGCAGGAGATCTTTCTCAACCGCAAGGTAAAAAACTACAAGCGCTTGCAGGTCATCGTCCGGAACGCCGAGCCGAACGAGGGGTTCGGTATCTTTCAGATCACAAAGCACTATGTCACAGGCAATTACGCAAAGAGGTGAAGAGAAAAATGAGCATACAGGAACAGAAGATCACGGAAGCCGCCATTGCCGCGAACGGCGTGCAGAGCCAGCCCGACAAGCTGACCGGCACGGCGGCGCAGAACAAAAAGGTATTCGACGCGCTGGTGACGGCGGTGGTGAGAGAGCGCTTCAACGCGCTTCTTGACGAGCTGACCGGAACGGGAGCGGCCGGGCAGCTCGGCATCACGGCGATCTCCGGCTTTTCGGCAGACAACATCCAGTCGGCGCTCGAAGAGATCATCGTGGCGATGCAGGAGATCACGCAGGGCAGCGTTATGGACGGGAGCATCACGCTCGCAAAGCTCGCCGCGGAGGTGACGGCGGCGGCGCTCGGCGGCGCTCCGGCGAGCCACACGCACGCAGCGTCGGCCATCACGTCCGGTACGCTCGCCGCAGCGCGCATCCCGGTGCTGGACGCTACGAAGCTCGGCGAGGGAAGCGTGGGCAGCAGCCAGCTTGCATCATCGGCAGTCACGACACAGAAGATCAAAGACGCCGCGGTCACGGCGGAAAAGCTCGCGGCGCTCGCCGTGCTCTCGAAACACATCGCGCAGGGCGCGGTGACGACGCAGAAGATCGCCTCCGGTGCGGTCACGGCAGCGCTCATCGCCGACAAGACCATCACGGCGGAGAAGCTGGCGGACAAAACCGTCACCGCCGCAAAGCTCGCCGACAACATTTCTTACACGAAATTCGGCATCGCCGCAAATCAGGTGCGGACCATAACCGCCGGAACAGAGGGTCCGTCCGGCGGTTCCGAAGGCGACATCTACATCCAGTACGCGAATTGAGGTGAATTAAATGGGATGGAGCTTAACCGCCCCGACGCGGCCGAGCGGCAGTTCGTGGGTGCAGAAAGGGACCACGACGTGGGAAAGCAACAACCTCAAGATCACGAGCGTGGTCTATTTTGCCCGCATGACCGGCACGGGGTTTGCGCTCAAAGTCGTCGAAACCAGAACGTGGTACAAAAACGACGTCAAGGCATCCTACCTGCGATGCGACGTGAATGGCTCGAACGCAGGGGCGAGCACATCTCTCACATGGACCGCAACCAGCGGCACAAGGACCGCTTACTTCACCGGAACGGCGGCGGCGGGCGCTACGATCAAGGTCTACGTCGGGCAGGACAACGACGGCACGAACTACGGAACGACCAGCTTCACCGCCCCGGCGCTTCTCGGCGATGTGGTTTATGTCAAGGTCTCCGGCGCGTGGAAAAAAGCGTCGGCGGTGTACGTCAAGGTCTCCGGCGCGTGGAAAACTGGGCCGGTAAAATTCAAAACAGGGGGAGCGTGGAAGTAGTGCTCACAGTAGACAAAGACAACACCATCCATCTGACGCGCGGCGACACGGCGCGGCTGTTTATTGACCGTGCGACGAACGCAGTCACAGGGAAGGAATACGTATTCACGGAGGAGGACGAGGTTACTCTGACCGTCAAGAAAACGGTGATGGATACATCGCCCGCCGTGCAGATCCGCGTACCCGGCGGGGAAGCGTTCCACATCAAACCGGAGAACACAAAGGCGCTGGCGTTCGGCAGGTATATATACGACGTGCAGCTCACGACGGCGGAGGGGGATGTTTACACCGTCATCCCGCCGGCAACGTTTGAGATCCTCAAGGAGGTCACATAATGGCGGACATTACCCCTATTGTTTCCCTGTCGGGACAACTGACGCCGGAAGCGTCCATGAGCGGGAAAATGGCGATGCCCGAGAGAGTTTACTTTCAGGGCCCGCCGGGCGAGAAGGGCGACCGGGGCGAGCCGGGCACGTCCATCAAAAGCATTGTCAAAACCGGAACGAACGGTTTGACGGACACCTACACCGTCACGCTGACGGACGATTCCACATCCACCTTCACCGTGAAGAACGGAAACGGCATCGCGTCTATCACGCTGCAAAGCGGCACGCACGCTCCCGGCACGGCGGATACATACAAGATCACGTTCACCAGTGGAGAACACACGACGTTCTCCGTATATAACGGCTTGAATGGCGTGGGCTCCGTCGATACGGTCAACGGCAAAGATCCGGACGATTCCGGGAATGTCGCGCTCACCGGCGCGGATATCCCGATGAGTACAGAGGATGAGACAACGCTCTCCGCGGCCATTGATGAGATGCAGCCGCTCACGCACGGGCTGCCGAAAACGCAGCCCGCAGAACTGCTGGGCACAAACCTCACCGGAGAAATTCCGGTGTACGTTTCCGGTGCAAACAAAAAGGCCACTTTAGAGCACCTTGCTTATACGTTTGACTACCATAGCGGCAGTGTTAAAAAGGTCAACGGTAAATCCCCGGACGATTCCGGCAATATGGAAGTCGTTGCCGCAAATATCCCCCTTGTGTCCGGCTCGCAGGCCACGGTCGAATCTGCCCTCGACGCCAGACAGAAGGACGCAGTGCTTTTGACTGCCGTCGAGGATGTCGCGGACGGAGACTATTTCCCCTTCTACGATACCTCCGAAAAGATCACCCGGAAAACGCTCTGGTCGAACATCGTCGCTAAAATCCGCACGGCGCTTTTCGGCACGCTGAACGGCTTCTTAAAGGCGAACGGAAGCGGTACGCTTTCCGCTGTTTCGACTGTCCCCGTTGCCAATGGCGGCACTGGCGCGACCACAGCGGCAGCGGCGAGGGCGAATCTTAACGCTGCGTCTAACGCGAATGGAGCGATCGTTACGGCCAATCTCGGCGAGGGCGTTGTGACACGGGAGAAATTGGCGGCGGATGCTTTGGGCATCGCCAGCGCTTCGCGCTCTGACACCACACCGTTTGACGCAGAATGCAACGGGAAACTTTACGTCGTAGCGCCATCTGCCAGCAGAAACTTCACGCTGACTTCCGAAGTCCTCGCTGCACTCCCGACGGGATGGTCCGTAACACTTGTGAGAGGATCGGTGTCGAGCGGCGTGACTTACACGGTCGGCTGGGAGGCTGACATCCCCGTACTCGACGGCAATGACCGGAAAATGTCGTGGAGCGGCGCGGGGAGCATTTCCCTTGACCGCACCGGCGACATGGTCACGATCACAAAGTGGTACAACCTTCCCAGAATCATCGTCATGGGCAACACGAATGTCCGCAACATCTACGCCGGAACGAGCGCGCCGAGCACCGGCACGGGCGCCGACGGCGACATTTATGTGCAATACACAAACTAAGGAGGAACAGAAAAATGATGAACGGCATTGACATCGCAGACCACCAGAGAGGAATCGACCTCACCAAAGTCCCCTGTGACTTTGTCATCTGCAAAGCCACGGGCGGCACGGGATACGTTTCCCCGGACTTCAAACGGCAGATCGAACAGGCGCTTTCGGAGGGTAAGTGCGTAGGCGCTTATCACTTCGCGCTGGACGGTTTCACCGGAACGACGCCGGAGAGGGAAGCGCAGCATTTCCTTAACGTGGTTGAGCCATATATCGGCAAAGTTGCCCTCGCGCTCGACTGGGAAGCGAAGGCCGTAAAGCTCGGCGCGGGCTGGGCCAAACGCTGGCTGGACTACGTTTACGACAAGACCGGCATCCGCGCCATGATCTACATGAGCAAGGGCACGGCCAACTCTAAGGTGTGGGCCGAGGTTGCTAAGAATCACCCTCTCTGGGTGGCGCAGTACGCGATCTCGACCGACAAAAACTACAAGAAAGGCTACACCCCGGTGCGCGGCTACCTCGCCGATCCGCCCGGAAACAAAAAAGTAGGACCGTGGGGCGAGAACATCACCATCCGCCAGTACACCTCCATGGGCTTTCTTGACGGCTATCCCCGCCGCCTTGACCTTAACCTGGCCTACATCGACCGCGCGGGCTGGGACAAGCTGTGCGGAAAAACTGCCGCGCCGGTGGAGCCGGAGACCCCGGTAAAGCCGACCGTTGACGAGCTGGCGCAGGAAGTGCTTACCGGCAAATGGGGCAACGGCACGGAGCGAAAACGCCGCCTTGAGGCTGCGGGCTATGACTACGAAGCAGTCCAGAAGCGCGTCAATGAGCTTCTCGCCAAGCAGGGCACGGGCGAGCCGACCACGCCGCCGACGTCCGATGAGCTGACCGCAGCCGAGATCGACGCTCTTGCCTACGCTGTCATCCGCGGCGACTACGGCAACGGAACGGTGCGCAAACAGAAACTCGGCGACAAATACGATGCCGTCCAGAAGCGTGTCAACGAGATCGACGCGGAGCGGCGGAAATGAGAAAGAAGAAACAGACCGGCGAGCGGGCGATCGTCGGGTACGATTACTCCACGCCGGAGATGCGCGAGGAGACGGCGGACGCCCTCTTCCGGCGAGCGAAGAACGCCCGCACCGCCGTGGAGATCGAGTGGGAGCGGTGCAACGACTACTACAACGGGATCCACGACGCCTCGAAGGAGATGATCGAATACTGCCGCGCAAACGATGTGCCGTGGATCCCGGCGAACATGCCGGATCCGTACATCCTTGTGGAAAGCCAGATCGACCCGACCGTACCGGAACCGGAGTTTCGGGGCCGAGACAACGATCTCGACAGCCAGAAGGCGAAGCAGCGCGAATTTGCCGTGCGCTACATCACGGAGAACAACCGTCTCGCCGATATGAACACGCGCAACGAACGAAGATTGCTGAAACTCGGGGACGCCTTCTGGAAGGCGTACTGGGACAAGGACATGCGCTGCGGCGTAAACGAGGGGGATATCCGGATCAAGGATATCCCCACGGAGGCGATCTTCCCGGATCCCGCCATCCGCGACGGCACTTTGCAGGACGGGCAGTATGTGGACTATGTGTACACGATGCACCGGGTGAAGTTCTGCCAGGTGTTCCGCCGCGAGCTGGAGAAGCTGGGGCTCACGGCGGACGACATCCTCACCGCGGACTATGTATCCAGAACGGGAATGTTCGATCTCACGACGGCAGTGAACGATCTGGACGACACGGTGCAGGTGCTCGAACACTGGTTCCGGCAGCCAATCGAAACGACGGAGGACGGCGAGACCGTCCCCGCCGGGGCGGTGGCGTGCTCGATCCTCGCGGGAGGGCGGGAGCTGAAGTACATCCCGAACTACTGGAAGAGGACGTGCAAACAGAACCAGCTCTTCCCGTTTGTGCACTACTGGCGCATACAGGACGAGAACCGATTCTGGAACAGGAGCGAGCTTATGCCGGTCCTTGATCTCGTGGACGCTGCGGACCGGAAACTCGCCATGAACATTCTGAACGATACGTTCCTCGCCAATGACATTCTTCTCGTGGAGGACAGCGCGCTTGCGGACGGCGAGGAATTCACCAATGAGCCGGGCGCCGTGGTGCATCTCAAACAGGGACGCATGGGCGGCGTGCAGCGGCTCGGCGGCTTGCAGAGCATTGCGAACGGGTCGATGGGCGTGGACTTCTTCAAGCAGCAGATCGAGCGGGCATCAAGAAACTACGACACCAACACCGGCAAGGAGGCGAGCCGCGTTACGACGGCGACCGGCCTTGCCATGATGCGGCAGGACGCGCAGAGCCAGGCGGACATCAAGGGCGCGGACCGCAACGCCGGATTTGAGCGGCTCTATGAGCTGCTGGACTGGCTGGCGCTGGAATTTTTCGACGATGACCGCCTTCTGTTCATCGGCGCGGACGAGACGAAGGACCGCGCGGCGCAGACGATGCAGTTCAACGCCGATAACTTCTGGGACACCATGCCGGCGGTGACGGATCCGGCCGGAAACGTTGTGCGCGAGCCGTGGCAGTATTTCCCGCGCGTGGACGTGACGATCACGGCGGGCGACAGCATCGCCCACGGCAAGGCGCAGACGCTCCAGACGCTGCAGGCGCTCACACAGAGCCAGGTGACGGCGGAGAACTGGAAGCTCTTTGCCGCGCAGCTGGATCTCATCAATCTGCCGGGCAAGCAGGAGATCATCGACGAATGGCAGCGAAGATTCGGCGCGGCAATCCCTCAGTCGCCTGCGGCGACAGCTCCCTTTGCACAAGGGAGCCGGGAGAGCGGAATACCGGGGGCGCAGACGCTCCCGCTGCTGGGAGGTGCGCCGGTATGAAGTGCCCGAAATGCGGCATTGAGATGACGAAAAAGAACGCAGCGGAATGGGAATGCCGCAACCCGAAGTGCGTTCGTTATCAGGGAGGAAAGAAGAATGGCAAGTAAAACGCCGTATATGTGGGACAATGGATCCGGAACGACCGGGCAGATGCCGTCCAGCGGAGGAACACAGAAGAACGGTTACAGCAAGGACTATACCGACGCGATCAAAAACGGTACATACACTCCGCCGGGATATCACCGCGACGGCTTCGGTCTCCTTCTGCCGGGCTCGGAGCCTCCGGGCGGGTTTTCGCAGGATACCATTGAAACGGTCGCGAAAAACATGGAGACGAAAAAGAACACGCCGCCATCAAATTCCAATCAGCAGCCGAGCACGCCCTCGACCGGCAGGGACAGGGTGACGTACATCGACAACGACGGCAACGCACAGAAAGGAACGACGGAAGGCACGACGGAAGAGACGCCGAGCGAAACACCGACGGAGCCGCAGAGAACGTATCTGGACGATCTCAGGGACCAGTACCAGAAGATGTACGACGACGCGGTGAAGGCCAACAACGACGCGGCGAAGGCCGCGGCGGAGCGCGCTCTCGCGCAGGTGGAACAGGGGATCGGCGAGCTGGGCGACCAGTACGGCAGTCTCAACAAGCAGCTCTACCGGGACTACATGGAATCCCTGCGCGTGCTGCCGCAGGAGATGGCCGCGAGAGGCTACAGCGGCGGCATGAGCGAGTCCGCCCGGCTGGGGCTGGACACGGCCTATGGAGAGCGGCTGAACGAGAACGAGGCTGCGCGCATCGCCGCCATTATGCAGCTGCGGCAGCAGGGCGCGGACGCCGAGTATCAGGCAAACGCCGCGCGGGACCAGGCAAATGCGGAAGCGCAGCAGAATCTCTACGCCAACATGATGAATCTCATTCTTCAGCAGCAGCAGGACGCCGCGACGAAGGCGCAGAACATGGCGCAGTACGGCGACTTTTCCGGCTATCTCGATCTCGGCTACTCGCAGAGCCAGATCGACGCGATGCAAAAGGCGTGGATCGCCGCCAATCCGGAGATGGCGCAGGCGCTCGGATACGTCAAGGCGTCGGAGACGGCGGCCGGGTCGAGCGGAGGATCCGGAAGTTACGGCGGATCCAGCGGCAGCAGCGGGAGCGGCCGTGGGAAGGACATAGCATCGTATTACGACAAAGTGAATGCTCTTCTGGCAAACGGAGCGACGCTCGCGGAAATCCAGGCGGCGCTGGCGAAAGAGGCCACGGTGAATAAGTCTCTGACGGAAGACCAAGCGGGCGACGTAATGCTATATGCAAATTATGCGAAGAGAATAGCGCCGACGATCGGAGATAAAAACCCGTCACTTGATTCTTTCAATCAGTACAGAAAACAGTACATCTGAAACCTCAAAAACGGAGGAAAAAATGAACGCATTAGACGATCTTCTGAAAAAGAAAACCGGAGGAAGCCGAACGGCTTCCTCCGGAAGTGCTTCCGGAGAAAAGCCGGTGAGCTACGTGGACGCGCTGCTTGAAAGCAAAAAAGGCGGAAACGCGGATAGCCAGCTCCTGTATACAAACGCTCTGAAAGCCTCGCAGGGCCAGAGCACCATGCAGACGCCATACGCCGACGCTGCGGCGCAGATGAAGAGCGGGACGAACAACAACTTTTTCCACGGCATCGCGGGCATCTTTGAAAAGGCCGCAGCGGGAGCAAAGGAAGGTCTGCGCACCGACTTGAACGAGGCGGGGTACCGCGCACAGGCGGCAAATCCGCTCAATGCGGCGGACGACGCCTACTACAAGGCCATGTGGGAGCAGACTACGGGGCGGAAAACCGGCATAGAGATCCCGGCGGACACCCGCACACAGCAGCAGAAGGATCTCGACGAGTATATGGGCGTCGCGGATCTCAAAAACGACAGAGCGAGAGCCATGCAGCGCGCCGCCGAGAAGGAATACGAGCGGCTTGACAAAGAGGGCGTGAAGACCGCCTTCCAGCGCGACAACACATATCAGGAGAGAGTGGACCAGAGATACGCCGATCTCGGCCCGAAGTGGCAGCGGGCCATGAGCATTGCCGAAAGCGTGGGCAACCAGGCGCTCCCGATGGCCGGGCGGCTCATCGGCACGGCGCTTCTGGGCGAAAAGGGCGGCGAGGCGTTCCAGAGCTTTCTCTTCTTCAACCAGGCGTCCGGCGCGGCGATCGAGGAAGCGCTGGAAGACGGCGCAAGCTGGGACAAAGCGCTGACCTACGGCACGGTGATCGGCTCCATCGAGGCAGCAACGGAAGCCGCCGGAGATATGGCGAACAAGCTGACGATCAAAGCCGCCGGGAAATATCTGCCGAAGGAGCAGTTTACCAAGGCGCTCATCGGAACGCTCACGAGCAGCAAGACGATGCGCACCGTACTGACGCTGCTTGGACAGATGAACGGCGAGGGTCTGGAAGAGGTCGCCTCGGACCTCGTTTCCCCGTTTGCCAAGAGCATCTATAACGGCAAAACGCTCGGCGAAAACTGGATGGATGACGTGACGATCCGGGGACTGTGGGAAAGCTATCTCGCCGGTGCGATCTCCGGAGGATTTCTCTCCGGCATCGACGGCGCTGTGAACGGGCGGTTCCGGGCGCAGAACGAGAGCTACGCCAACGAGACCGTCAACGCGAAGATCGAAGAGGCGCGCGCCTCCATGAAGGAGAACGGCCTTTTCAACAGCGAGACACGCGAGAAGATCATAGACGCCGGCACGGAGCTCGGTGCGCTGGAAACGCAGCAGCAGACCGCGGCGCAGGAAGCGCGCGAGCACATGCAGATGATCCGCGAGATGCAAAGAGCGCTGCGCGGGGATGTAGGAGCGCAGGAGCGTATTTCGCGTATGCAGGAGGGTACTTATACCACCGGGGCGCAAAACGCGCCTGTGGGCGCGCAGAGGGCGCAAAACGAAGGGATCAGCACGACGCCCGCGGCGGCGATCAATATTCAGGAGGGAATGAACAATGGACAGAGTTCTTATCACCGGGAAGAAAGCGGGGCTGCTTATGTCGGTTCCCGCGGACAAGCTGCGGAAGGCGCCGAAGGAGGGCTACAAGCTCTCGCCGGAGGCCGAACGGAAGTTCAACGAGGCGTGGGAACGGACGCGCAGGCGGATCTACGGCAAGTAACGCCGGCGCAGCTCGGCATTCGGGACGGCGGCACGGAGACCGTGACCGTCGTGGATGCGCAGAAGCTCGGCGGCGAGGCAAAGAGCGCCTACGACGCGGTGCGGGAGACCGGGCTTGAGCCGGTAGCGGTGCGCGGGGCGATCCAGATCTCAAACGGCTACGCGAACGCCTATACCGAGAGCGGGAGGGTGTTCTTCCGCGTGGACGCCGCGGACAGCGCAGGAAATGTCATCAGCCCGGAGATGCTGGTGCAGCACGAGCTGTTCCACAACTATGCATCCGAGGAAGTTATCCGCGCGACAGATGAGGTGATCCGCGAGAGCATGACCGCCGAGGAATACGACGCCATGCGGGATGCCTATAAAGCGGACTACGCAGGGGTCTACGATTTCGCAAATATGAGCGTGGACGAGATCGAGCGGCTGCTCACCGAGGAGATCGCGGCGGACGCTTACGCGGGGCTGAACTGGTTCTCCGGCGAAGCGCCGGTACAGGCGGCCGTGCGCGCCGAGACAGAAAGAAACGCCCCTGCCCAGAGGGCAGAGGCGCAGCAGGAGACGACGGGGCCGCCGGAAGGACGCGCAAGCATTGTGACGCTCCCGGACGGCAAGAAGTATGTACAGGCTGACCGACAGGTGATCTTCGGGAATGACCCGGGCAGCTGGGCCGACCAGATCGAAGGATACATCAACCGGAAGATACGCAACGGCGAAGATGTGATCCTCACGACAGATTCCGGTGATGTGCTGAAGATTACGAAGGATACCGCCGGGAAGGCGAGCTTCAGGAACTATGTTCCCGGCGAAAACGGGACAATGCGAAGAATGTCGGACACGGAATATGAGGCGAAGCTGAACGCCGAAGCGCATATTGACGAGCTGGCACAAATCTCTGAAAAGAATAATCAAAAACCAGCAGCGGACGAAATTGGAACAAACGGGAAACCGATTCACGGTGAGCTTGCAAAAAACGGCTGGTATTATCGAACGGCGTGGTTTTCTGATTTTGACGGACAATACTACCGAGTGACGATATCCACTGCTGACGGAAACAACGGGGTCGTTGTGTACAACGTGGGAAAAATAGAGAAGAGAACCTCTCCCACCAAAAAACGCGGCTCTTCCGATTCCGTTACCGAAACCGGCGCTCGACAGGAGAAATCCTCTTCTACGGCTACTATACGCCAGACAGAGGGAAATAGTCAAGAAAAATCTTCCGGCCGGGCGAGCATTGTGGTTCTTCCGGACGGCAAGAAGTATGTACAGGCCGACCGGCAGGTAATCTTCGGGAATGACCCGAGCAGCTGGGCCGACCAGATCGAAGGATACATCAACCGGAAGATCCGCAACGGCGAGGACGTGATACTCACGACGGATTCCGGGGACGTGCTAAAGATCACGAAGGATACCGCCGGAAAGGCAAGCTTCCGGAACTATGTGACGGACGAGAGCGGACGCCGCCGTCCGATGACCGATTCGGAATACGAGACGAAGCTGAACGCCGAGGCGCATATAGACGAGCTCGCAAAGGTGTCCGAGCGGGTCAACAAAAACGCCAGACCGGATGAGACTTCAACAGACGGACGCCCGATTCACGGGAAGTTTGCGGAAAACGGCTGGCTGTACCGTGAGGCGTGGTTCCAAGACTTTGATGGGCAGTACTACAAGGTAACGATATCTATTGCAGACGGGAATAATGGCGTGGTCGTGTATAACGTGGGGAAAATGGAGAAGAGGACGTCCCCCGCCAGAAAGCACGGCTCTTCCGATTCCGTTACCGAAACCGGCGCTCAACAGGAGAAATCCTCTTCTACGGCTACTATACGCCAGACGGAGGGGAATAGTCAAGAAAAATCTTCCGGCCGGGCGAGCGTAGCGGGCATTCGAGCCGGGACCGCAGACCGGGAGGCGCTGCGCCGCGCGGAAGCAATGGAGCAGAGCGGGACGGACAACGAGACCATCCGGCAGGAAACGGGCTGGTACCGCGGCATGGATGGGCAATGGCGGTTCGAGATCGACGATTCCGGCATGGAGTTCCGGAAGAACGGCGACGCACAGTACAGCACCGACAATGCGGACTATGCGCGCTATACGCAGCTGATGAACCGCATGCTCACAGGTAATCTCACCGAGGCGGAGCACGCCGAACTGCTGGGGCTGGACAAGAAGCACGGCGGCACAAAAAAAGAGCTGGCGCGCCGTATCGACGAGGGGGACGCGACACTGCGGGACATCATGCAGCACAACGCCCTTTTCGAGGCGTACCCCGAGATCGCGGAAACCAAGGTGAAGTTCGCCTATATGCCGAACGGTACAGCGGGCAGCTACAGCCGCGAGACGAACACGATCACCATTGACGCAAAGCTCAAATACGACGCGAACGAGGCGCTCGATGTTCTCATGCACGAGGTACAGCACCGGGTGCAGGCGGCGGAGGGATTTGCGAGCGGGACGAACCCCGGCTACTGGAACCGCGGGGAGAACTACGACAGAGCAGCGGAAAAGTACCGCGACAACCGCGCACGGCTTCTCAACGGATTGAGCACCGAGGATCGGGCGCTTTATGACGAGTACCGCAGCACCGAACGCGAGATGGGGGCAATGTTCGACGGCTCCATGCTCTACGACGAAAGCCGCATGGACGCGCTGGAGAAGCGCTCGGACGAGCTGTACAAGCAACTCTACGGCAAGGAATGGTTCGGAAAGCTGAACCGGTACGACCGCATTCTCGGCGACGCGGGCGAGGCGGTGAACGAGTTCTACCGCAACACCGCCGGAGAGATCGAAGCGAGAGACACCGCCTCCCGCCGTCGGATGACCGCCGAAGAGCGAAAAAATACGCCGCCCAATCTGGGCGACGCGGATACCGTGTTTGCGGATGGGAATGCGACGAGCTATAGCATCGATGAGAACT